CTCATCACCCCCCACGACTTCGAAGCCGCCGCCATATGGCACCACGGCCACCTCCCCGCCATCGCAGACGAACTCGAAGTCACCAAACACCTACTCAAAACCTGGCAAACTCTCCACGAAAGGACAGCAGCCTAATGACCCTCCTAAAAATTCTTGGCGAAGATTACACCCAAGAAGTCGACCGCGAAGGCTTATTCTTTTCCAACCTCCGTGAACTGGCCGAAGACAATTCAGCGGCCCCAGGGGAAGAGATTGAACTCGACCTTGAGCTACTGCCAGTTACTGATTACTACGGCATGGACAGAGCAATCATCGTCCGCGAATCAATCCATACTCTGGGCTGGCTCCCAGAAGAGGACATGGACTATTGGTGGCAGCTTGCCTGTGCTGTCCATGACGCCGGCGGCACCATCGAAGTACCCGGACGCGTATGGACTAGCCGCGATTGGGAGAAAGACTTCTATGCCTCGGTGCGCTTGGATATGCCCACCATGGCGGAAGCAGAGACCGAACTCGAAAATGATGGTGTAGAGCTCACTGCCGCAAATCGAAAAGCGTGGACGAGTTTCAGCAACTACATAGAAGAATACTGGGACCCACGTTGGGTAGAAGCTCACGGTATGACTGAGGAAGAAGTGGAACAGCGGGAAGAAGCTACCCGCCGTGAAGTTGAGGAATACCGCGCCCAGAGAAAGCTCGAGCAAGGACGCACCAGTCCATACGGCGGTTGGCAAGAATCGCATGCCCAGCCCTCCCCTTATCCCCAGGATTCGCAGCAAGACCGCTACCACGCCAATGGCGGTTATGCACCGCAAAACACTCCAGCGGCTCATATCAGCCGGCCGTTGCTGTGGTTCCTGTGGCTTGTCCTTGGACTTTTCGGCGGTCATCGTTTCTACCTAGGGAACATTGGAATTGGCATTATTCAATTGTTCACGGCAGGTGGTTTCGGAATCTGGTGGTTGATAGACGCATTCATCATGCATAACCGAGCTCGCGCCCTTGAATCCGGTACGGAACCGCGCATCAAGTTCTAAAAAGTAGGAATAATTAGCTCGGTAAAACTGGGGGTGGCCCCGTGGAGATTAGCTCAATACACGGGGCCACCCTATAGGCCCACGGGGGGATGTGGGCCACCAAAAGTATAAGACAAAACCGCGCCCGGTGCCTGTCATGTGGAAGTGCAGCACCAAGGGCGGGATTAGGAATCGCAAACCCAAGCGGGTTTGGAGTTGTCGCCCGGGGCGTTCTTTCAGCCCTGGCTAACAAGGAGAAAGCATAGTGGCAAGCATTAAACCGTACAAGATCGTTAAGGGTCGGGCTTAGTCATCGGACATCCCATAGTGGGCTTTGTTTTACCATTTGACACGTAACGTATTTTTGCGTTATACTAGTTGTAGTGCGGGTGAGAGACGCACTGAAAACTAAAAAGTGGAAGGAGGTGACGCCCATGGAAGTAGCGGCACTGATAATAAGTACCTGCAGTCTAATCCTGCAGTACATCCAGTACCGCAAAGAATATCCACCAAGAAAGGGCAAACACCGTAAAAAGTAGCCACCTAGGGTTCAGGAAGCCTTAACCATCCTGAACCCTGGGGGCTACCCCTCCACATTACCAAAAGAAAGGACACGCAATGAACTTCAAACAACTCTCTGCCATCAGCGGCATCATCACCGCCGGAGCCTACGCCTTCATCGCCTCAACGCCATTCTGGCCACTCGTCATCGCCCTCGCAGCACTATCTGGATACAACCTCTCCACCGCAACCCACCAACCCAAAGAGTCCTAAATGCACCCCATTATCATCGACCAAGACACCGGACACCGCCTCTACAACACCCAAGAATGCGCCAACCACATAGGCGTAACGCCACGCACCTGGGCCAACTACTACGCCAACAACCGCACCCCCACCCCAGTAGCCACATGGGGAAAATCAGCCCCCCTCTGGGACGCGGAAGAAGTAAAACAATGGCACAACAACCGCCCAGGCTCCCCCATCAAAAGGTAGAACCGCCCAACCCCCGAACTTTTTTGCTGAGGATTTTGTCATGTCTTCTATTAAGCCATATAAGACCGCAAAAGGAAGAGCCTGGCGCGTCCAATACCGCTCCCCTGACGGGAAGAACCGCACGAAACAGGGTTTCCGCACCAAGAACGAGGCACAAGCCTGGGCAGACAAGAACTCCACCACTATACGCACTGGGGAATGGATAGACCCCAACGCCGGGAAGGTAACTATTGGGGAACTCGGGGCGCGTTGGCTAGAGATGCAAACCCACCTCAAACCCTCCACCCTGCGGACAACTGAGCAGACCTGGCGCATTCACGTAAAACCACGTTGGGGAGACACGCCTATCAGAGCGGTGCGGGCCTCCGAGGTGCAGCACTGGATATCGAACACTGAGCGCTCCGCATCAATCGTGAGGAAAAACCACGCGATGCTATCCCAAATCCTAGACATGGCGGTTCGTGACGGGATTGTGAAATCCAACCCGGCGAAGGGGGTAACCCTTCCCAGGAAGGCGAAGGCCAGGAAAGTGTATCTCAGTTGGGAGCAGATTTCCGCGTTCGCCGACGAATGTGGGGATAATGCGCCTATCGTGTGGCTGCTAGGAACCGTAGGTCTTAGGTGGGGTGAGCTGGCGGGCCTGCAGGTCCAGGATGTGGATGTTTTGCGGGGGCGTATTGCTGTGCGTAGGAATGCTGTAACCGTGGGGTCCGACGTAAAAATAGGCACCCCGAAGACGCATGAGTCTCGGGTGGTGGCCGTGCCTCGGTTTGTGATGGATATGTTGGTGCCGTTGATGGACGGGAAGGCTCAGGATGCCTGGGTGTGGTGCAGGGCGGATGGGTCCCCGTTGCGGGTGCCGTCGTCGAATACGTGGTTTTACTGCGCGCTGAAGCGGTGTATGGAGAAGGACCCTGAATTCCCGCGAGTAACCCCACACGGGCTTAGGCATGTGGCGGCGGGGTTGATGATTTCGTCGGGGGCGCACCCCAAGATTGTGCAGCGTCAGTTGGGGCATGCTTCGGCGGCTATGACGTTAGACACCTATGCAGATCTATGGGAGGACGACCTGGATGTGGTAGCCGGCAGGATGGAAGAAAGTTTTTCGAATGTCGTGGGATGAAACGTAAAAAAGCTGCTCAAATAGGGTAAACTGTTATATGTAAGCGGCCTCGCGGGTGCTGGTAACACCACACGAGACCTAACCCAAACAACGCTAGTAAGGAGCGTGAGGGCTATGACTAAGCCTACCCATACCAACATTGAGAAGTGGCAACCAGTCCCCGGATTTGAGGGCCTTTATGAGGTTTCTAACAAGGGCCGTGTCATGTCTCTTCGTAGGCAGAAAATCATGAAACCGTGGAAACACTATCGCGGTGGTCTTCGCTTGACCCTTTCCAAGAATAAAAAGGGAAAGATGTACCAGATTCACCGTTTGGTTTACACAGCCTTCAATGGCCCAATCCCGGAGGGATATGTGGTTAGGCACCTCAACGACGATTCTTTAGACAATCGTGTTGAAAATCTTGCTGTTGGCACGTATCAGGACAATACGAATGACATGTTGCGACTGCATGGGCACTACCAAGACTCTAAGCTTACTTGCCCTCGCAATCACCCTCTTATTGAAGGCAACCTAGTTCCAGGACAGCTGAAGCGTGGCTACCGCTCTTGCCTTTCTTGCGACCGAGCCCGCTTACGTGTGAAGCGTAATCCCAACCTCGGAACCCTAAAAGATGAATCCGACCGCATCTTTAAGAAACTGCACGACGACGGAAATGTTTCAGATGCAGCGTATATGTCGTGGAAGGGGGCTTAAGTATGGTGTTTATGCTGGTTGAATGGGGTTTGTGTCGCGGGTTCGAATCCTGCTGGGGGCACTTTTGAGATACCCCCTTCTACCGGCGAATATGCTGGTGGGAGGGGGTTTCTACATTTTGGCCTATCCCGTGGTTTCCGGTGGTTTCCGGTGGTTTCCTGCCCCGTATGTCGTGGAAATGCATGGCCGTTTTAGCCCCCTAAAACGACGAAAAGACCCCCACCCACAAGGGGTGAGGGTTTAAAAATCATTTTCCAGTTCGTCGGGTATGGGTATGTCAGCCACGCTCTCCGGGTGGCGGGTTCTCCACTGCCTAATGTGGTTCACGGCGATAAAGTACCGACTTTTCCACACCTCCAGTTTGTCGCGCAGTTCCGCAATTTCGCCCCGCATCTCATTAATGGACTTGTCGCGGGCTTCCAACTGCTCATTCGTCCACTCACGAATGCTTTTAGTAAAGGATTCCCACTCGGGGCCTCGGGTCTCGATTTCCGTTTTCTTCTTCTGACTTTTCTCAGTCAGGTGCGTACCTATAAGAGTGCCGAGCACACCAATCACGCCGACGATGATGGTTGCCAGCGGCCCGTCTACGGGCATGCCCGTCACCTCCCATCGACCAGCTTCATCTCATTACTCTGCCCGCGTGCGTAGGCGTAGAGGGTCATGGTGGCGATACCGATGTAGCCGAGGGCCGATACCCAAGCGCGGGTGTGGTCACCGAAAATCGTGGCGAAAATGAAACTCAACGCCCACATAGAATGAAGACCTACAACCGCCCCCACTGCGGCGGGAACCAGCCTGCGCCACTTGACCGCGCATAGGCACAGCGCACCCATGAGAATCCACACCACCGCCCACGACGGCGGGTTAAGCACACTCTCCATAAAATGCGTAGGCTTCCTATCAGGGTTCACCAGCAAGGGCGTGTAGGACATGCCACGAGCGATGGAAATACTGCCCAGAATCAACAGCCCGGCTGCGTCGGATACGAGCCACCTGGCGGCGCGGTGCTTAAATCTTCCCCAATCCATACTCACTCCCCTGCGCGGTGACGGCCTGGAGTATCCTCGGCGGTCGTATCACCCTGGTAGACAGGTAAACCAGTGTCGCCAGTATTCGGCTCCTGGTAGTCGTCTGGTACGCCGCTCACTCCGGGGCGTTCATCGAAAGCACGTAGCCCTGCTGTTTCGAGCTTGCGGGCGGCTGATGGGGTGATGCCGTCCTTGGTGAATCGATTAAGGAGGAAAGCAATAATCGTCGCGGCCGCAGTCAATCCCATGGATAGGGACGTGTCCGCGATTTCTGGGGCGGATGCGAGCTGGGAGAGAATTCCAGCGATACCGGAGGCCACGATGATGATGCTGCCTTTATAGCGCAGCCAGGTGGGCTGGTCGGTGAGTTCTTGCTGTACTGCCTTTTGGTATGCGGATGCCATTATTGTGCTCCATTCTGGTCTAGTCGATTTTCGATGCGGGCGAGGTCTTGCCGGAGGGCTGCTACGGCGTCCACCAATGTGAGGTTTTGCCCTTTGCTGTTTTGCCCTAGTTGGGGCCACCCCTTGCCCTCGGGGCCGCGTAGTTGTCGCCATACTTCCTGCAAGGCTTCAATCTGTGGTCCGAGGTAGCCGGAGATGAATTTGGTGATTTGCTTGTACAGGTTGTCCTGGTGATTCGTCACTGGTGTGGCCTCCTTTTTTGCCGGGTTGAGAGTGCCGTACTTGTTGAATCGGTCAATAAGCTCGTTGACCTTGCGGCGCTGGATGTTCATGTCCATCATGTGGCCGGAAATACCGTCGCCCCGTCCGGGGTCCCATTTGCCCTGGGCTTTAAGGGAGTATTCCCAGTGGGCGGTCATGGTCTCTACGGTGGCGCGTTTGCCGAGGAACCAGAGGATTGCGGCAGTTGCGCGGCGGGTGGATTCCAGCTGCGCTTCAGGCCAGGCGTCGGTGCCGTTGTGCTGCATCTCAAAGCCGATACTGAACGAGTTGGCGTTGTTTGTGGGGTAGCCGCAGCCCCAGCCCTTACCCGCGTGGTAGGCAATACCGGCGCCGAGAATCGTTTGCAGACCGTCTGGGGCGGTATGCAGCTGCGAACTAAGCGCATTGCCTAGCATGGGGTTATTGCGGATGAACTGGGCGCTGGTGTTGGACGAGCCGGTGTGGTGCCAGAACACGCCGTTTATTCGTCCGAAGTCGCCCATGCCCCATTGTTTCCAGCCGGGGTATTCGCGGAATTTCACGCCGAATGCGCGGAACACGTCCGGTAGGAATACCGGGTCTCCGCGCCACGCGGGATTTGGTCTCATCATGTGCCTCCTTTTGGGTACGAGTTAACCCCCGTGGCCTGCGCGGCCTACGGGGGCTAGTGGGTGCTGTTTATATTTTCTTCCAGAGGGCGGGAACGGCGGGTGGTTCCCAACCCTGTTGGGTGGTGTGGGCCTGGATTACCTCGTAGGTGTTGCCGTTGTGGGTGTATTTTTGGCCGGGGTTGACGGCGATGCCGGGCTGCCAAGCTGGGGTTTCTGTCTGCTCGGTAGTCTCCGGGGACTCTGAAGTTTCTTCTGTCTCCGGTTCCTCCGTAGTCTCCGGTTCTTCTGGAGTTTCCTCAGTAGGGGTTTCCAGAATTTCCCAAATACGACCGTCGAAACCCAACACGCCCGGCTCCCAGTGGTTCAGTCCTTGATGGGTGGAGCGTACAAGCTGTCCGTCATAACGCACCACATCACCAAAGTGATACATCTTCGAGTGGTCTGTGCCTGGGTTGCGCCACTCCGGAACCGCATCCACATCCGCCTTAGCCTCATCCTCAGTTACAGACTCCGGCTTTTCCAGCTTGCCCGACTCCTGCAGCTCGGTGACGATATCGGCCTGGGCCTTATCAACCGCAGGTTTAGAATCACGACGCTTCACTTCGTCGTCGAAAATCCAGCGGCGAAGCTCCGCGAAACTTACCGCATCCAGCTCCTGAATCTGCTGCTTAATCGTATCCACTTTTTACTCCTTAAATCCTCTCAATATAGCTCTGCGCGATACCAGGGACATCAACGTAAGCAGGCGATACCGCTTCAGTGGATGTATGCGACTGCTTCGCCCTGTATCGTGCGCCCTGATAGGTGAACGTGTCTCCCTCCTGATACTCGATTCCTTCGGCCCATTCGCCTCGGAAGTTAGCGTCTGAAGCGCCAGCATTATTGCTGCTTCTTTCAGTAAGCGGGTCGACACCGAAGAACACGATTTGGGCGTAGCCGTCGCCACCAGCACCGACCTTTGGGCCACTTGCTTTACCTGAGCCTCCTGCGCCTCTCACGCCATTCCGGTATAAATTAGAAGGCTTTAGAGTTTCTTTTCCAGGTGGTATCCCCCCACCTCCAGTATGGTATGTGACATATTCATTCTCCTGGGGAGAAATACCCGCAGTACCACTACCATTATTTCCAGAGGATACTTGAGTGGATTTGCCTTCTCCGCCAGATGCTGTAATGCTCAGTGATCGTCCAAGGTGGTCAATGTAATCAATGCGGGTGGGACTACCAGTATTCTGTCCACTAGTGCTGACACCGCCTCCAGTCCCCACATTGAGCCGTATGCTGGAGTTAGATGTCACCGACACCCCCTTTAGAACTATCTCCCCCGCCGCGCCTCCATAATCGAAACCGAATAATGATTCGGGGGCGATTCCACTAGCTCCGCCGCCGACAAGTAGGACAGTAATAAAATTCGCCCACGACGGCACCTGCGCCGTGTGTGCACCCGCCCCACTGTATTCGGATACGGCCACGCGCCGGTTCCACACGAGGTTGCTTCCTGCGAGTAGTGCCCCGGCCTCCACGTCGCCAATGCGTATGTCTGAAATGTCAGAGTAATTAACCAGCGTCATACGTCACCTCACGATGTAAATAGTGTCCGGTTCCTTGGGGCTAATCTGGTCATACTCCGCTTTAGACCCCGTCCACACAGGACTACTACCGCCAGACTCCAAAGCGCCGACCCTATCGCGGAGACCGCCCACCTGCTCGTCAACGTAGGTTTTTTCCGCGACTTTCATCTTCGCCTGCACAATATCCACGATGGAGGACTCAATTCCTGCCTTAAACGCAGCGTTCGTGGTGGCACCCGATGTTTTCGGAAACGCGACCATCAACGCCTTACCAGGCACGACCTCAAAGCCGTTTGCTCCGTTGAATTCGGAAACAGTTGATATAGCCCCGCTGGCCTTACGTCGAACAAGCTTATCCGCCTCGATGTACACCGAAGCCTCATTGCGGAGTAGCGCTTCATCACGGCGTAGCGCTTCATCCCGGTGTAGAACCTCAGCACGGTCGGCTTTCGCGCCGAATCGATGAGCTAGCTCGTCCACAGTTTCGAGCCCTGTTCCTGCGACACTCTCAGGCCACCAATAGCCCTTATTGGTGAGCATATCCCACCACTGGGACAACTCCAGGTAGTAGCCGTGCGGCTCCCACCCAGAATCAACCAGGAACACTAGTCGGCGCCCATCCTGCAAGTACTTATAGCCCTGCACCGTCGCATAGTGCAGCACCTCCGAAAATCCTGTGTGGCGAGTGTCAACCGTGCCGTCCGCACGGTACACAGTCGGGAAGTTCACCCCATCCAGCTTATGGATGAGCATGTGCACCAGCACTGGATACCCTGCATTGATAGAGGAGATGATGTTGCGCCAGGCGTATTCCATTTCCACCGTATCAAGCGTGTAAATAGTAGCGGAGGCCTGCACCCTTTGGTACCCCGCCTCGGGGATAAGCTGCTGCGCCACTTGCGTGTAGCGGTCGGCGCCCTCAGTTCCGCTGGTGGAGGTGCCGAGTAGCGCAGCAATCTCGCCCTGTGTCGGCACGTCCGCCTTGCCAAGCGTAGCCATGGCGTTACGAATTGACGCGGGGCCACAATAATAATCAGTGGTTTGGGAAACACCCTTATACACCCAGGGCAGCTCCACGCCAGTACCCTGCGTTTGCGGCGGTTGCAAATCAGCCTTGTCAACGGAGTTTTCCGGGTTACCCGGTGGCCCAGGAGGGCCTGGCTCGCCCTTATCACCCTTCAGCGTTTCGCGTTGCTCGGGGGTCAAGTCCTCAAACGTCATCGTCCCATCCGCACCCCGGTCACCCTTCGGGCCTCGCAGCGAGGGGGACGTTTTCCCGTTGACTGTTAGTTTGTCACCATTCCAGCTAGTGGAATTGGCGATGTTTGCAGCACGGTCAGCATCCTGCTTAGCTTTGGCTGCGCTGCCTGCAGCCTGCGTTGCGGAACCAGCTGAACCGCTGGCAGACTTAGCCGCATTCTGCTCAGACTCTGCAGCCTTCTGTTCAGACGCTGCAGCACTAGCCGCAGATTCACTAGCCGCACCCACCGCCGTCTCGGCACGGGTAGCACCATCTTGCGCCTTACGGGCATTCTCTGTAGAGGAGTCCACTAGCTCGATGGCTTGTGCGGCGAGCTTTTCAATCTCCCGCTTAGTAGCATCATCCGCAATTTCCGCAGCGTTCACCACCTGGCGCAGCGTTTGCGTGGCAGCATCGCCGACAACGATGGGGATTGTGTCCACCGCCCTGCCCTGCGAAATCAACGCAAGCACAGCGGGGCCGGGCACAGCCGTAAACTCAACCTGCCCATCAATCACCGGGAAGTGGTCATTCCCCGTCGTGACCAAACCCTCCGCATGAGTACGCACCTTCGGGGCACGCACCCACACCTCCGACACCTGCGCCGCCCTCGACGACACAAACAACAAATTACCCTTAATAGTTGGCATTAGACCTCCTCAATCCAAGTACCAGTAAGCTCCGCCTCGTCCACACGACGACTATTTTCCAGTGACGCCGTGGAATAAACCTCAACCGTAATGTCCTCCCCCGCGTCAACCTCCTCACCGGAGACCATCACAGACATCCACCGCTGACCATCACCCCAGAAAGCCACCGGCCCCAGATGCTCCATCATCCGCTCCTGCAGCACTCTGTCGCCTGCACGGATACGGATGCCGTAAGTATCGTCATATGTGGCAGCGCCCCAGGTCACCTTCAAGCGCAAAGCCACCTGACGCGCAGGTTTAGCAGGCGCGTCCACGGTCAAAATCTTCGACCACGTACTACGAGACAAATTCGCCGCACCACTACGCCGGTCAATAGTGACCTGCTTCTTCTGGGCAGCAGCCCACCGCAAATAAATGTATGGGGTTTCAAGCGGCGGATTGAACGACAAAACAGGACTGTCAATAAACCGTATAGATTCCCAGTCCACCGTGATTCGCTCACCCTCACCAAACGTTCCCTTATACCACGTCTCGTGCAGCATCGCCCCCTCAACCGTGTCCGAGACGGTAAAAAGCCATCCCCCATTATCCGACGCTCCACCTTCACA